AAGCCGTCGCCAACCGGGCTAACGACCTGGCCCTGAACAACGCCCACGGCGCGAGCCTCATCGACTCCATCGCCATCAACACCGTAGGGGTCGGCCTCTGGCCCCAGTCCAAGCCCAACCACAAGCGCCTCGGCATCAGCGAGACCCAGGCCCGCGACGTTGCCGAGCAGATGGAATGGGAGATGGAACAGTGGTCCCGCGAGGCGGACGCAACTGCCGCGACTGCCGAGACCGCCACCTCCGACTTTTACGGCATCCAGTTCCAGAACATCTGGGGGATGCTGGTCAACGGCGAGTTCCTCAACCTGCCGCTCATGCTCGACCGCCCGGGCCGGCGCTATTCCCTGGCCCTGCAGACCGTGGACCCGATCCGGCTGCGCTCTCCTCTTGGGATGAGCACCACCAAGGACGTCCGCGACGGCATCCGTTACGGCTCCATCGGCGAGCCTGCGGGTTATTTCCTGGCGGACCCCGAGGACGGCCGCTTCACCTCCTCGCTGGATCTGCGCCACTTCCGCTACATCACCCCGGCCTCCGGACATCGGCCCAACATCATCTACCGCTTTCACAAGAAACTGCCCGAACAGAAACGCGGCCTTTCCATCCTTGGCCCTGGCATGAAGTTTTTCCGCGACATGTCCGACTATCTCGACTTCGAGCTGGTCGGCGCCATCGTCGCGGCCAGTTTCCCCGTGTTCATCGGCAAGGGTACCTCCCAGTACGATGCCGTCGAACGATTCGAACAGCCACCCGTCGAGACCGACCCGAACCGGACCCGCTACCAGGAAGTGATTCCCGGCACGGTCATGTATGGAAACTACGGCGAGAAACCGGAGATCCTCAAGAACGAGCGGCCTGGCAACTCTTTCCCGGTGTTCATCGAGACCATCCTGCGGGCCGTGGGCGCAGCGGCCGGCATGCCCTACGAGGTAATCGCCAAGGACTTCAGCAAGACCAATTACAGCAGCGCCCGGGCCGCCCTCGAAGAGGCGTGGCGCGTGTTCGGCATGTACCAGGACTGGCTGGTCACCCACTTCTGCCAGCTAATCTGGTCCATGGTCTTCGAAGAAGCCTGGCTGCGCGGGTACATCAGGCTCCCCAAGGGCGCCCCTGATTTCTACCAGGCCCGGGCCGCATGGACCGCCGCCAGCTGGGTCATGCCCGAGCGCACCAACCTTGACCCGGTCAAGGAGATCACCGCAGCCATCCTCGGCAAGCGAAACAACATGCTCACCGACGCCGAATACGCGGCCAAGCGCGGCAAGGACTGGGAAGCCATCTACGATCAGCGGGCCAGGGAGAGACAGAAGGCCAAAGACCTGGATCTCCCCGACGACGGCGACGCCAGCAAGCCGACCGTCACCAAGTCCCCGACCGCGGCGGACGAACCTCCCGACCGAGACGAAACAAAACAGGAGGCCGCATGAGAAACCTGCGCATCGCGGAGCTGATACTGAATCGCCCGCTCATGATATCCGAAGCCAAGCTCAACACCATCCTGCACATCCTCGGCCCGCGCTTCAATCTGGACATGTCCGGTTTTCCCGATGTGGAAGCCGCCCAGATCAGTGATCGCGAGCGCTCCCGGGCCGGGTACCGCGCCCAGGGCGGCCTGGGCATCATCGGAATCCACGGCCCCCTGCTGCACCGGGTGCTTGCGTCCGAGTATCCCAGCGGCGGACCGTCGACCTATTCCGACATTCGCCGGGCCTTCGATTTGGCCATGGTGGATGACGACGTGCACTCCATCGTGCTGGACATTGATTCCCCCGGCGGGGAGGTATGCGGCGTCTTCGACCTGGCCGACCACATCTTCAACGCCAGGGGCACCAAGCCCATCACCGCCATCGTCAACGAATCCGCCTTCAGCGCCGCATACGCCCTGGCATCATCGGCAGACCGCATCATCCTGCCCCGCACCGGCGGAGCGGGCAGTATCGGCGTCATCGCTACCCATGCGGACCTGTCCCGGGCAGAGGAGGCCGCCGGTATCACCGTCACCCATGTCTACGCCGGGGCCCGCAAGGCCGATTTTTCGCCCCATTCGCCCCTCTCTCCCGAGGCGCTCGGAGTGCTGCAGGAGAGCGTCAACGCCGCATACGAGATGTTCGTCGACCTGGTTGCCCGTAACCGCCGTATGACCACCCAGGCGGTCCGGGATACCGAGGCCGGCATCTATGAAGGTAAAAATGCCGTCAAGGCCGGGCTCGCCGATGAGGTGGCCCCGGTCGATGCGGCCTTGGCAAAAGCGCAGCGCACGCGCGCCAAACGCACAATATCCGCCACGGCGGGGAAGGAGAAGAAAACGATGACGATTGAAGAGTTGAGAAACGAAAACCCCGACCTGGTGGCTGAAATCGAACAGGCCGCCCGGTCGGGCATGGTGGCTCAAGCCGACGCAACCCAGGCCACTGCCGAGGCCGTAACCGCAGAGCGGTCCCGCATCCTGGGACTGCACGCCGCAACCCATGGCGAAGAGGCAGGCAACAAGTTTGCCGCCGTGGTTGCCGCCGGGCTCGACGTCGAACAGGCATCCGCCCTGGGGATTACCATTGGAATAACGGCAACACTCGAAACCACTTTGGATGAGGAATCCCGCTCGGCCATTCTGCAGGGGATCAAAGCAGCAGCCCCGGCAGGACTGAAAGGCACGCTGCCCGCCGGCGAAAAAGCCGAACGAGAAGCCGCAGTCTCCGCCATCGCCGCCGGCGGATCGAAACGGTAAACAGGGCCGCCGAGCCCATCACGATTAACGGAGGAACAAACCAATGACCGAAACATACACCCCTGACAACCTGCTCGCCGGGGATTATCCGGCGGTCACCGACATCGTAACCATCCTCTCCGGCCAGAACCTGACTCGCGGAGCCCTGCTCGGCAGGGTAACCGTCGGTGCAGCCACCGGCGCCGCGGTGGCCGGTAATACCGGCAACGGAACCATCACCGCAAGCCCGACCGTAAGCGGCGCGGCCAAGCCCGGCGTATATCGGGCCGTATGTATCGAGCCCGCTACCGACCTCGGCAAATTCGCTGTCGAGGATCCGGATGGCATCACTGTCGGCGTGGCCACCGTGGGGACGGCATTCACCGGCGGAGGCCTTACCTTCACGATTGCCGACGGCTCCACCGATTTTGCTTCAGGCGACTCCTTCACCATCACCGTGGCGGACGGTTCCGGCAAATACAAACAGTGCAACAGCGCGAACACCGACGGTTCCCAGGCTCCACAGGTTATCCTGGCGGAGGATTGCGATGCCTCGAGCGACGACGCCCAAGCCCTTATATACCTGTCCGGAGCATTCAACGAAGCCGCCATCGGCTTCGGCGGTACCGACACCGCGGCCACTCACAGGGCGGCACTGCGGGATCTCAATATCTATCTGAAGAAAGCGGTATCCGCCTGAGCTATATCAACCACAATCGGACGGCGTCCGCGACGCCGCCTCATACGGAGGTTAGCATCATGAAAAAACATTATCTCTTCACAATCGTCATCTGGGGGCTGCTGCTTTTTGCCGCGGTCCTTTGCTTCCATCCTGCTCCGGCACTTGCGGCGCGAACTGCCGGAGATGCATCCTGGCTTCCGCTCCTTGCCTTCGGTCTCATCGACATCTTCGACACCCGCACTATGCTGGATGCAATCGAGCAGATGAAGCGGCCGTTCACCTTCCTGCGCGACACATTTTTCAAGGTCGCCCCTCCAGTTGAAACCGAGACGGTGGACGTGGACATCGTCAAGGGCAAGCGGCGCATGGCGCCATTTTGTTCGCCACTGTCCGAGGGCAAGTTGGTCGAAAACATGGGTTACAGCACCTCGACCATCAAACCAGGCTACATCAAGCCGTTCAAAATCACTACTGCCGCCGACCTGCTCAAGCGTGCCCCCGGCCAGACCCTCTACTCCGGCGGTCAGACCATCGAGCAGCGCGCCCAGGCCAAGCTGGGCCAGGACTTGGCGGAGCTCATGGACATGATCGACCGGCGCGAAGAGTGGATGGCCGCCAAGGCCCTAGATCTCGGCAAGATCACCATGAAAATCAAGGGCGAGAGCGGGGACAAGACTGTTGAGGTCGATTTCCTCATGCCGTCGACCCACAAGATCACCCTTTCCGGCAACGACCTCTGGAGCGACACGACCAACAGCGACCCGGTCGCCAAGCTCCAGTCCTGGGCCAGTCTCATCCGCCAAGATTCAGGCATCAACCCGACCGACGTAGTTATGGGCACAGACGCCGCAACGTCCTTCATTAATCACCCGAAGGTTCAGAAATACATGGACATGCGTGCCGTCGACATGGGCGAAATCAACCCCCGCCAGCTCCCGAACGGCGTCTCCTACGTCGGCCGCCTGAAGGCTCCCGGCCTTACCGTCGATATCTGGACCTACGAGGAATGGTACATCGACGAGGATACCGGCACAGAGTCCCCCATGGTTCCGGCCAAGAAGGTCTGGATGGGAAGCGCTAACACCGCCAACCGCACCCTGTATGCGGTTATCCAGGACATGGAAGCCATTGAGGAAGGTTCGGCAGCGGTCACCCGCTTTCCGAAATCGTGGGTTCCGAAAAATCCGTCGGCTCGTCACCTCATGGTCCAGTCTGCCCCGCTGGTGGCCCTGCTCCAGCCTGACGCATTCGTTTCCGCTCAGGTCCTGTCGTAAAAAAGGGGCGTCCTCCGGGCCGCCACTTGACCCGATTACCGAAGGGAGACTGACCATGTCGGAGATCGTGAAAATAAAGCTCATCGCCGTTGGGCGCATAGAAGCCGACGGCAAGATCTACAATCCCGGAGATTCGCTTGAATGCGAGGAAAGGGAAGCCATGCGACTCATCGGACTTGACGCCGCCCGGCCGGAGGAACCGGAACAACCCTCCGAACCGGGACCGGAGCAGTCGCAAGAGGATCTGCTCGCAAGAATTAAGGCGGCGTCCACCTACGAGGAAGTGCTCGCCCTGATGCCTGAAGAGGAGCCTCCGGCGGAGATTGCCGACGCCTTCGAGGCGCGGCTGGAAGAGTTGAGAGGGTAACCCATGCCTGAACCCTGCCGACAGGAGGGCAACATTGCCACACTGAAAGCGACTGACGTATCCATTCAGGACACGCTCCGGGAAATCAGGCGCGGACAGGAGCGGTTCATCGAGGTGCTGGAGCAGATAGCCGCCCAGGGTGCGCGTATCAATTCCCTGGAGGAAAACGAGCGCAAGCATGGCCGCGACATTGGCGCCCTGTTCGGTCGGGTCCGGGATCTGGAAATAGCGCCCGGCAAGGAAGGATCCACGGTCAAAATCGGCGCCGTCATGGCGGTCATCTCGGCCATTATCAGCTTCG